TCAACCTCTCCCATCTCCAGGAGAAGCGAATCCTGCGAATCGGACTGTGCTCGGCAAGGAGGATCGTCTTCTTCCACGAATCAGACGGATAAGCGCCTTCGCCTTCCTTGCTGATGGTCGTCCTTGCGGAACGTTTGACTTTGGGCCACACGTCGATATATTCCGTCCAGTTAATCATGCGATCATATCCTCCTTTCCGCTTTCTTCCATGGACAGGTGTCGTAAGGCGTTCGCTCTATCGGCTCAGCGACCAACAGAGACGAATCGCCGTAGTGAATAGCGTTATGTGTTTCATGGGTTGTACAAATCAGATACTCCGGATCAGTCAGGTACTCGGTGTAATCCCTGATGTCTCTAACAGTAATAGGATTCATGTGGTGGATATAGATTCTCCCATGGATCGTAAAACCCTTAAGACCGAGATCACAGCCAAGATCGCGCGTAATAATGTAATCACGAATCGATCTCCATTCATCTGAATGGTAGAACTGTTGATTCAAATATCGATCAAACCCAAATGTCTCCCTGCCAACGCTTCCTCCAAGCCGAAGATACTCATAGCGGGCCATAAAGGTTGGAATCCGCGTCAACTCGGAATAGGTCCTAATAATCGTCGGCGTATTCATCCTCGTCATCATGTCCACTATACCTCTTCATGGCATTAAGTGCATTGGTATAAAGCTCCTCAATTCTCGCCTGAGACTGGATCTGTTGACGCTTTGCCTCCATCAATTCCAGCTGCTTCTCAGCGAGCTTTCTTTCGGTCCGCTCCTTCTCAGTTGCGAGCTTGAGAAAATGGGTCGTCTCTTGGGAAGAAGCGGTACCGTCGCGCAAACGCTGCTCCACAAGATCCATTGCAAGAGAAATCATCTGACCCTCACGGGCCTCTGGAGTAAGAGCGGGCCGCATCTTTGGCAGAGTCGGGGAGGACACCGCCACTTTTGGTCTTCTTCCCATGACAAGGTCCTCCTTTTTAGAAACTTTCATGCTGCTAAAAAGAACATACGAAGCAGTTTTCACTCATTGTCGAAAGGAGAAAATGAAGAAAAACCAAAGAACAAAGGAGGGAAATCGCCATGAAGAAGCCGTACTACCCCGTATGCTCGTTTTAGCAGCACGATGAAGCAAGACACAATGAAAAACACCTATGAAAAATCCCGCCGGAGATTTTTCACGGAGCCGGGCGATGCAGGAAGGGGGGTGCTTTTTTCAGACCCCTCCCTATGCCTTAATCATTCACTATGCGGTCTGTTTCTTTCCGTTTTTGTATATTTTCTTGTAGATATTTCTGAAATCGAATTTGATAATCTCATCGATCGCCGAGTTGACAGCCTGATTATTCTCTTCTTCAGTCAGTTCGTCGCTGGTTCTGGCGATTCGAGCCAAGTAAGCGCAGGAATTATAGCCTTTTTCCATATCGAACAGCAGCCATTTATCGAACTGAGTGAACGGATCGTAAGGATTATCGAAGGTTGTCAGCATACACGCTTCACTTGCCATCTCGTTCACTCCTTTCAATTACCGTATTTCGACACAGTCGAAGGCGAAACGCCAAGCGCAGACGCGATTTCAGCATTTGTATAGCCAGAAGCCTTCATCGCACGAATTCTCGCCTGTTTTCCGAGAGACAAAGTCTTCGTCGTGCGCGGAGTCGCATAAGAGCGAACCTGATCAATGTCTGAGAAACGCAGGATCTGAGAAAGCGTGGATTCCGAAAATGCGCCAGCTTGAATCGCCTGCCAACAACGTTCAGTTATGGCGATCGGGTGTCGTTGCGCCCCATAACGGACACGTGCTCGGCTGAGGGCCAACTGTCCCTGCTTCTTGATCTCTTTCTGAGTCATGCCGGGATTGGCCTTCTTCATGGCTTTTACTGCGCTGTTGGCAGCCAGCTGTGCCTGTCGCTCCCTGGGAGCGTTCTTCAGAGCGATATTCAGCTGGTGCATCATGTAATCCACCACGTCGCGATAGGCTTCTTTGGCGGTAGCACTATATTTGATCTTCCCCGTGTGCACCATTTCCTTGCGGGCCCTATTTGCGAGCGCCTTCATGCGATTCGCATAGGTGGCGTAAGCTTCTTCCTGGGGGGTCCCGGAAGACAACTTGCGGGCATCCTTCACCTCTGCCATCTGGGTCGATTCCTGTGTGCGCACCTTCGTCTTCCCATGCTTGTCGGTGTATTCTTCCCGCACCTCCTTATAGTGCAACTCTCCGGTATCGGGGTCTATCTTCGGCGTTCCCCTCCGTTTCAACACAGCTTCCTGCGATTTGGCGCGGCTGATTAAAGTGGAGGCCCCATAATGCATGTCCCCATCCTCATCGGGGTGGGCCTGATACTTCTTCTTCAGGGCGCCTATGCAGTTGTCGATCTCGCTTTGCTTCCAGTCCAGCTTGTGCTTCTCAGCGTCGATGACCACCATGCTGTGGCGGACGGCGCGGGCCAACTCGTCCTGGCTGGCGCCTTTCAGCGTCATGTCGGTGATCAGGTTGGACACCTTGCCCATCTCCGTCTGGGTGGCGCTCTTCGTCATCCGCTTGAACTCGTGGCCGTCCCTGAAGTAATGCTCCTTGCCGTCGGCATCCACTTCGACTCTGGAATAGCCATAGCTCATCTTCGGATCGAAGCCTTCCAACCCCTTCAAAGGCGGAGTTGAAGTGATCTTCACCTTGCTGCTGGAGGAGTTGCAGGGAATCACCATCACGGTATCGCCGTCAAAGTCGGCGCCAGACAGTCGAGCGGCTACGTTTGCGTTGATGCCGATCACGTCCTCCGGCGTATTGCCCAGGATTCTCCGTCCATCCGGCTGCTTGTTGTTCACCGTCAGGATCGGGATCTCGAAGGTGCCGCCATGCGGATACCGAATCAGGGCTACGGTTTCGCCGTCCTGATAGTTGGGCGCGTAAACCTCGTCGTCCTTCATCGTGGCAATGGGCAGGATTACCTGATACTTCTGCCTGGGAAGGGCTGCCGCCTGCAGATGCACAGCTGCGGAATCACAGTCGTTGGCGAAAGTCTCCAACAGCTGCTTCTTTACAGTTGGGTTGGTCAGCGAACAGATCTCGTCAAACTCCGCCTGCTTGTCCGTCGCCGCCAGATTCAGCTGCTTGTTGATCAGCTGCATGCTCTGCTTGCTCAGAAACTGACTCGGCAGCGCGTCCGCCCATTCGCCCCAATCGCCTTCAGCCCTCGTCTTGTTGATCAGGCCAAGCTGTTTCACACCGTTCTCGTCGACATAGTGATACTGGCCGCCTTCCTCCTTGATGAGAGCGCCGAACGGGTTGTTGGGATCGTCCCTTTTGATGCCTTTCAACACGTCCTGTCCTGGCGTCTTGTTGGTATTGAACACCACGTCCACGCCATCCGGCAAATCATCGCTGTAGAATGCCATTCCCTTCATGTACTTGTCGCCATCCACCAGAATGCGAACCTGCGCGTAATGGCTGTCGCCAAGATCAAGGTCTTCTACGCCACGGCGAATCTCAATGGTGCCGTCTTTTTCGATGCCTGTATGCCCGTCAGGCGCGACATCGTCCCGATAGCGGATCATCATCCGGCTGGAATCCATCGAAGCGGGGTATTCGAAGCCGCGCTCGAAATGTTCTTCGCCGTTTTCGTCCACCCGCACCTTGTAATCGGTGATGGTATGGACATTTTCGAAGTCGTAGATCTCCTTGTGCTCCGTGCCGGGAGGACAAATGACCTTGATATTGGTCTGTTTGCCAGGATTGGTCACCTGCGGAACACCTCCGCCATACACCTCGTAGCCTTCATCCTGAAGGATTTGAAGCGCCTGGTTCAGCTTTTCCCGGCTGATGCCCAACTCCCGCTCCACACCGGTGCCAACGTCGATCATGCCCTTCTCATTGATCTGCTGGCGAAGGAAATCGGCGGTCTTCTGTGCGGCGTTGGTTCTGGCTTCCGAACGCTCGTTCAACAATGAGCGCAGCGTGCTCTCATTGATCCCCAATTCCCTGGCCACCTGAGCCGGGATTTTGCCGTCCGCCAGCATGGCGCGGGCAGACTGGATCTGCATGGCGCGGCGCTGATTGATGGCGTTGGAGTAATGAGTTCTCAACTGAGAGGTGTTCTCAAGCCCAACGGCTTTGGCAATGTCGGCTTCGCTCATACCCTGTTTGCGCAGTGTCTGAACACGGCTGATGAAGTCACCGTTTTTCTGCCAGGGATCTTCACCGCTGCCCAGGGGATATCGGCCAGAGCCTCTCCCCGGAGCGCCGTCCAGCTTGCTTCGCCCGTAATGGGCCAGGAAACCGTCGTCATCGTACAGACTTTCGTCAAAATCATCCGGCTCGACGACTGGATAGATCCGAAGAAATTCATCTCGTAAAACGCCCATGGTCAAGCCTCCTCCTTGATTCGTCTGATGATCTTGTCGAAAGTGATGATCTTGTCGATGATCGGCGCGATCTCATCGGGCTCAGGATTGTGAAACAGTACCTCGTCATTCTGATAGAGGCGCAGCTCCATATTCACGTCGCCGGGTTTCACCTTGTATTCCAGACAGAACAGCGCGGCGTATACCATCAACTGCTCCATGTGAGCCGGAACCTTTCCGGTTTTCAGATCGTGTATCCGAAGCATGCCGTTTCTGAAAGCGATGGCGTCTGCGGTACCGTAGCAGTTCTCAGAATAGTAAAGCACCTGCTCGCTCTGCATCTTGTAGCCAATCGCGTCGTTCACAAACATGTTCAGCGTCTTCTGACTCTTGGGCAGCTTCTGTCCCAGCACGATGCAGCGGGAAGCAAACTCATGAAGCTCGGTTCCCTTCTGTGTGGCCAAAAAGCTCTTGTAGCTGTCGGCCAGCTTGTCCGCATCGTAATTGACCCAATGGTATTTACTCGCGCTTAGAAAGGCGTGGCTTCCCTCCAGGTCTGAATGCCTGTTCCAGTTCATGCAGAACTTCCTCCTTGTTCTCCGGAAATATGAATCTTGAAAAGGACATGTCGTTCATCCGTTTCACGTAATACTCCTGATTGGGCTGCTTGTGCGCCTTCGCGCTCTGCTTGCACTCAAGCGTCGCCCAATGCTTTCCCCAGAGAATCAAAAGATCGGGAATGCCCTGAATGTGTCCGGAGTTCAGCTTCGTGATGATGCAGCTCTCGAACATGGTTTTCAGTTCCTTGATCAAAGCTCTCTGAAAGTCACGCTCAAGTTTCGTCATCTTCATGAAAAGCCGCTCCTTTCATTTCGGCTCCGTGCTCGCTTACGCGGCCCGCAGCTACAGCCGGCAAAATATCATTTTGCTCGGCTTAGTCGGCCTTTTAGGCCTCCCTCATTGGCACAAAAGAAGAGAGTAAGCGCATATTGTCTTCTCTCTTCATAAAAGGGCATGTTTTTCACGCGGACAAAAGAAAAGGCCCATGCGATTCGCATGAGTCTTTCGGGGGGGGCTTATGTCAGCATGGGGTCCCTGGGGTCGATCAAATATCGATCGCAGTATTTCTTGCAGAACGGATAGTTCTCGCGGCAATGGGTCAGGCATTCGCTTCCGGGAGGCTCGGCGCCGATGTAATCAAAATATACCGCCCGGCGCATTTCCTGCCCACAGTCTGCGCAACGCCATAGATTCTCATTCGGCTGCCACTTCATCTCCCCGCCGCAAATATCACAGAAAACCGAATCGCCCGTCTCGTCATAGGCGGATTCAGTCCATTCACGCTTCATATCCAATCTGTAGATTTCGTCATACTCGTCATGGTCTCTTCGCATCGGGCCACCTCCAGTCCAAGTTCGATCGGTGATTATTCAAGTCTTTCAGAATTGAATAATCGGTCGCAAAGCGACAAATTTTCCAGTATGGAAAATTTCCTTCAAGTTCATTATATCACAGATTCGCTTGGCTCATGGCGGTTCCCAAAATATAACTTCAGTCTTATCGCATTCCTCCCTTAAACTCGGTCCATTTGACCTTGTGGCCAAAAGCCCACTTTTATTCGCTATTTATAT